GGTCATCCGAAGGCTCGATATTTTTCTAGCGTGGAATTTTTGAGGCGTATTGACAGATTGACAACCCCTATACTGTAAGTGTTGACATATATGTAAATGCTCTTAACTATTTCAGATTTTGCGAAGGTGAAAGGCTTGTCGCGGCAACGAGTTTCAAAGGCCGTGCAGATGGGAAAGCTAGAGGGCGCAGTTCACTATGAAGGAAAGAAAAAACTTATTGACAAAGAACTAGGTTTGAAGTTGTGGGATCAAACGACACCTATAACGCATAGAGTTGCTATTCCTACTCAGACAAAGGAAGAATTAAAGAAACAAGTTGATGGAATGGCAGCGGATGAGATACCTGATTTCAACATTTCACGCGCGAAGAAAGAGTTCTATACAGCAGAATTAGCAAGGATACAGGTAGAGCAACAAAAGAAAGAATTGATAAGTGCAAAGGAAGTTGAAAAGAAAAGTTTTGAAATGGCGGTTGGGATACGAGAAGCATTTTTGACGCTACCAGATCGGGTTAGTAATTTATTTGCTAGTGAAACCGACCCTACGGCTATTGATTCAGTTATGCGTCAAGAAATTCATAGTTGTTTAGAAAGATTTGTAGAGGCAGCATGAACCCATTCCAGAAAGGATTTATAGAGGGCATCATTCCACCCCCTCCGATGACGGTTAGCGAATGGAGTGATAAATATCGAATGTTAAGCAGTAAGGGAAGTAGCGAGCCGGGGCCGTGGCGCACGAGTAGAACGCCTTACCTCAAAACCCCGATGGACTTATTGAGCGTGACTAATACCGATGTTCAAAGAGTTGTAATGATGTTCGGAGCGCAGACAGGCAAGAGCGAAAGCGGAATTAACTTTTTGCTGTATACGATTGACCATTGTCCGGCCCCCATACTTTGCGTAAATCCTTCGCTAGATATGACAAAGAGGATGAGCCGTCAAAGGTTAGAGCCAGCATTTGAAGAAACGCCAGTTATAAAAGCGAAGATTGCACCGCAAAGATCAAGGGATGCTAGTAATTCAATGTTTATTAAAGAGTATCCAAACGGAATATTGATGTTGACAGGTGCTAATTCTCCGGCGGGTTTGCGTAGTGCCCCCGTGAGGTACTTATTTATGGATGAAATTGACTCATATCCCAGTGATGCCAGTACTTCTGGCGGTGTTAGTGAAGGTGACCCCGTAGAACTTGCAATTAAGCGTACTTCAACTTTTAGTCGTAAAAAAATATTAATGACGAGTACACCAACAACAAAAGATTTTAGTCGGGTTGAATCTGAATATTTAGCGTCAGATATGCGGCGTTATTGGGTTCCCTGTCCGGCCTGTAATGAATATCAAACGCTTGTTTGGAGTCAAATGAAATGGGAAAACCGCGATGCGTCTACGGCTCAATATGAATGTTCACATTGCGGAGAAAGATTCGACGAAACACATAAGACCGCATTGTTAAGACAAGGAGAATGGAGGGCAGAGAAACCGATGACAAGAAAGACAGCAGGGTTTCAAATGAGTTCTTTATATAGTCCGGCGGGTTGGTTAACGTGGCCTGAATTAGTAGAAGAATTTCTAAGGTCAAAAGATGACGCGCCTTTATTTAAGACCTTTGTAAATACTCGTTTAGCTGAAACATTTGATGAAAGCTATCAATCACAATTATCAGCCGAGGCGTTATTAGAACGTTGTGAAAAATATATGCCGGGAACTATCCCAGAGGATGTTTTGTTTTTGGTAATGGGGGTCGATGTGCAAGGTGGCGGGGGAACAAAAGATGAACGTATCGAAGTTAGTACGTGGGGGATAGCGCCAGAGGAACATATGTATTTAATTCAGCATGACGTTATTTATGGCGATCCAAATCAAGGAACGGTATGGGAGGGGTTAGATATATTGCTGACGAATGAATATGAACACCCAAACGGCGGAAGGTTAAAAGCTGAATGTTGTGCCATAGATACAGGTGGATTAGCAACGCAGGCCGTTTATAACTATTGCCGTCAACGTCAAGGGCTAGGGGTGATTGGAATTAAAGGAAGTAGTCAATCAGGAAAGCCAGCGATAGGTCGCGGGTCACGGGTTGATCTTAATTACAGGGGCAGGGCAATTAAAAAGGGTGTGATTGTTTATATGGTTGGTAGTGACACGATAAAAGACGTTTTGTTTGCTAGACTAAAATTCAATGACAAACTGCATTTTCACGCGCAGACAGACGAGGAATATTTTAAACAATTCACAGGTGAAAGACGGGTATTAAAGAAAAACGGTAGAGGTACGGAATACGTTCAAAAAAAGAATCAAAACGTCGAGGCGTTGGATTGTGCTTGTTATGCTTATGCAGCCCTTAATCATCTCTATCAACGCTTTCCTCGCGGTAAAATCTATCAAATCTTTGCTAATCGGCTCTTAAAATCGCTTAATTCAACTAAGGAAAACACGCTAAACTCTAAGAAACCTACGTCTAAGCAGGGTTATGTTCACAAATGGTAAGAGGTTGCGATGAGTATTCCAGCAAGCTTTCGTTCAGGCTCAACTATTAAATGGCGTGATGATGCTGTTTCTGATCCCTTTGGCGAACCTATTCAAAGTACCGATGGTTGGTCGTTAAAGTATTACATTCGGACAAATGCAGCTCTAGGGCATACAGCAACAGGAACCGAATACGGAACAGGTTGGGAATTTACCATTAGCGCTACGTCAACAGCGTCATTAACGGCGGGTGATTATTTTTGGCAATCAGAAGCATCGAAAGGCGCAGAAAAATATGAAATAGGAACGGGTCAATTAGAGATTTTGCAATCGCTTACCTATTCAGGCAATGCAACCGCTATTAATGACAAGTCACAAATTCAACAAGATCTAGAAGCAATACAATCAGCTATTAGAACGTTAGTAAGTGGGGGCGTTGTAAAAGAATATTCAATCGGAGGGCGCAGCCTTAAGAAATATGAGTTATCGGATTTGATGACTTTAGAGAGTCGATATAAGTTTCAATTAAAGAGAGAACAAAAGGCGCAAGACATGGCAAACGGTCTGGGTAATCCACATCAAATTTTAGTTAGGTTTTAATCATGGGAATTGCAAACGCTTGGCGTGAATTGTGGAGGCCTAACCCTTCGACAATAGAGAAACCTGTTAAGCAACGTACTTATGCAGGGGCGCAAATGGGTCGCCTTACTAGCAGTTGGGTCACGACAACTAACAGCGCAGATAATGACATCAAAGGTAGTTTGAAAAAGCTACGGAATAGGTCAAGGCAGTTAATACGTGATGTTGATTATTGCAAAAATGCAGTTAGAGCAATTACTGACAATGTTGTTGGTACTGGTATTAGGTTGCAGTCTCAAATTAGGCAGCAACGAGGCGGCAAGTATAACCAAAGATTAAACGATCAAGTTGAAAAAACTTTTGCAGAGTGGAGTCATGCGGATTCATGCGATGTAGCTGGAAAACTTTGCTTCAATGACCTTTGTAGATCGGCGGTTTCTAACTGGGTTGAATCAGGTGAGGTTTTTATAAGAATTATTAGAGGTGCAACGTTTGGTAATAGTTCCATTCCGTTAGCTCTGCAATTGTTAGAGAGCGATATGGTTGATGAGGATTACCAAGGCAAAGCGCCTAAAGACCATGAGTGGAGGATGGGCGTACTTGTTAATAAATGGGGTAGACCTAAAAAATACGCGGTATTTATGAGACATCCGGGGGATGATTTATTTAATGGAACGCCTGCTAATCAAAAAAGACATATTTTTATTGATGCAAAAGACGTAATTCATTTAGCAAAATTTGAAAGACCCGGACAAACTCGCGGGGTTCCTTGGTTATCCTCTGCTATCCAAAGGATGCATCATTTAGAAGGATATGAACAGGCAGAAATAATTTCTAAGCGTATTAACTCCGCACAAACAGCATGGATACAAAGTCCAGAAGGTGAACTAAGCGGTGACGATGTTGTTGACGGTGAAAGAGTGTATGACCTTAGCCCCGGTCAGGTGAATTTCTTATCACCCGGCGAGACTGTTCACGTTCCGAATTTAGATAATAATTCAGGTCAATTTGAACCATTCTTAAGGGCAATGTTAAGGGCGTTGAGCGCTGGTATCGGTGTTAGTTATTCAACGTTGTCTAGAGATAGCAGTCAGTCAAATTACAGTTCTAGTCGATTAGATTTGTTACAAGATCAGGAAGCTTTTAAGGCGATTCAATATCAATTAAAGGAAGTTTTCCTAGAGGTGATTTTTAAAGAATGGATCGAAGTAGCTGTTTTATCAGGCTCATTAGATTTACCGAATTATCAAACGCAACCAAAACTTTATCAATCGGCTCGTTGGATGTTTAAAGGCTACGGGTGGGTAGACCCGATGAAAGAAACGCAAAGTAATAAACTTGCTGTTGAAAGTGGTTTTAAACTTCAGTCTGAGGTGTTGGCAGAGCGCGGTTTAGATCTAGAGGAATTTCTTACCGCGAGAAAAAATGAGATTATGATGGCTGAACAATTAGGGTTAAATTTTGAGCCTCCGCTAAATACGCCTAAGCAGACTAAAGTAGACGCAACTAATACTCAAGATAACGACGATGAAACGTGATTTTGAAAACCAATTAGTTCAACGTGGTTTTGCGTTGGATGTAAGGGAGGTTGAAAAAGAAGATCGAACCCTTGAATTTCCGTTTAGTTCTGAAGAGCCTGTTACTCGTTATTTCGGTAATGAAGTTTTAGAGCATAGAGAACAAAGCGCTGATTTAGGCCGTTTAAATGACGGTGCGCCTCTTCTTTGGAATCATGATCCTGACAAGGTTATTGGTGTTGTTGAAAGGGCGTGGATTGATGAAAAGAAAAAGCGCGGTTATGCGAAAGTTAGATTTAGTGAAGAGGAATTTGCATCGTCAAAATTTAGAGATATTAAAAACGGAATTATCAGAAATATCTCATTTGGATATGTCATAAAAGATAGTGAACAAAAGAAAGGAACTGAGGACGTAGTAATTCGTAACTGGGAAGCGTTTGAAATTAGCGCGGTTGCAATTCCCGCTGATGCATCGATTGGGATAAATAGATCTGCTGTTTCTACTGTTTCTACGCAGAAAGAAGATACTATAGTACGAGAGCGTAAAACCTCAGCGTCTTCTGACGCATCGTCAACCTCTAGTTCATCAAAAGATCAAATGACCACATCCAAAGAAGCCTTGGAGGTGCGTTCAGAAATTATTGACACTCAAAAAGTGATCAAAGCTGAGCGTTCAAGAATCCAAGAGATCCAAACTGTTGCTGAAAAATACAATCTTCAAGATTTAGGCGAAACCTACATTAAAGAAGGAAGAACAGTTGATGAATTTAATAAGGCTGTTTTAAGAGAGTGGAAGCCAGAGGCATTGGCTCCAAAAGCTGACGCTACTGACATCGGATTAGTTGAAAAAGAAGTTCGTAGCTACTCATTCTTGAGAGCTCTTAACTATCTTGCTAATCCTAATGATGCTGCTGCTAGAGAGGCTGCAAGTTTTGAAATTGAAGTTTCTGACGCTGCTGCTGCAAAGCGTGGCAAGGCATCTGCTGGTATCACAATCCCTAACGATGTCTTAAGAAGAGATCTCGCAACCACTCCAAACACAGCGGGTGGCGACCTAGTGGACACTGTCCTTGACAGCGCGAATTTTATTCAGCTCTTAAGAAATGCGAGTGCATTAGGACAGGCAGGGGCAAAAATCTTAACTGGCCTTTCTGGTAATTTGGCGATCCCAAAACAAACAGGAAGCGCGACCGCCTACTGGGTAGCGGAATCAGGTTCGCCTACAGAAAGTCAGCAAACAGTAGGTCAAGTATCAATGGTTCCTAGAACTGTTGGCGCTTACACCGACATCTCAAGAAAGCTAATCATTCAAACATCTATAGATGTTGAGAATATGGTTAGGCAAGATCTTGCCTCTGTTATAGCTCTAGAAATTGACCGCGCTGCTTTATATGGTTCTGGTGTTGCTACTCAACCTTTAGGACTTCATAACGTTGCTGGTATTGGCGCTCAAGCTTTTGCTGGCGGATCTGACCCAACATTTGCCGAGGCCGTTGGAATGGAAACAGACGTTGCAACAGCAAACGCACTATTAGGCAACCTTTCATATTTAACCAATGCGACTTGTCGCGGGAACATGAAGGTAAAGGCTAAGGATTCAGGTTCAGGTTTATTCCTTTGGACAGGTGACGACACCGTTAATGGTTACAACGCCTATGTAAGTAATCAGGTTGAAGCGGGTGACGTTTGGTTTGGTAACTGGTCTGATTTGATCATGGGTTATTGGTCAGGTCTTGATCTAATGGCTGATCCTTACACTCATTCAACATCCGGCACAATTAGAATCCGCGTTTTACAAGACTGCGACGTAGCAGTTCGTCACGCTGGTTCATTCTGCTTAGGTGCTTAGTAATGAAGATTGAGGCCCTTCGCACTTTTATGTTGTCGGGTGAAATGGTTAAAACAGGGGAGGTCGTTGAGGCTTCTTCTGTTGATGCCATGACACTTATCAATTTAGGGAAGGCGAAAGAGGCGGTAGTTTGCGCGGTTCAAAAACAAGAGCCTGCGCCAAAGGCAAAAAAAACAACTCCTAAACCTAAAAAACCTTTACCCACTTCTGACAAGTGACTATTCAAAACTTAGGCTCGAAGCCAACTCTAGTTTCATTACTAGGTAACGACGTTGTAGCTGCTACAGGTGTAGGCAGCGCAATTGATCTACAAGGAAAAGAAGGCTCTGGCGCTTTTATCCTTACTGCTGAGGCAGGCGGTTCAGGTATTACCTACGCGGTAAAAATTACTGAATGTGCTACAAGCGGCGGTACTTATTCAGACGTAACTGATGGCGCGTTTACAACAACAGATGCAAATACAGCGTCTGTTCAGAAAATCGCTCTAAATGTTTCTGACCTTAAGCGTTACATCAAAGTTAGTACAACCGTTGCAGGCGGAACAGGCGCAGGGGCATTAGCCGTTGTTGCTTTACTTGGTACTAAGTACTAAAAAGTTCGGTGTCATTTACTAATGACTTAACTGAAATGTTTGGCGGCCCCTTTGGAGTTTCAGCAACTTCAGGGGGGACAACCGCCAATGGTATTTTGGATGAACCGACTTCAGTAGTTGCAGGTGATCAGGTTTTATATGTCGATAGAGTTTTCCATTGTGCGGCGTCATCTTTTGGGAATTTAGTCGGTGGCGATTCGATCACAGTTGGCGGGGTGAATTATAAAGTCCGTACAAATTCAAAAGATATTGACGGTCTTACTTGTCAAATTTCACTAGAAAAGGTTTAAGAAATGGCATCTAAAAGGGAAGATATACTCGCAGCAATAAAGACGGCGTTAGCTGGAACAACTGGAGTTTCTACAAGGATTTATAGAAGCCGGAGTATTCCACTCGCACAAAGAAGCCAGCTCCCCGCGTTAATAATTGAATGGTCTAATGATGACGCCTCTTTAATGACGTCAGCTCTTTCTATTAATTGGGCTTTAAATGTAACTGTTACGATTCTTTGTTCAGGAGATGTACCCGATCAGGGCGTCGATGCAACTTTGCTTTCAATGCACTCAAAGATAATGAACGATGTGACATTAGGGGGTGTATGCATGGATATTGCACCCACCAATCAAGCTTTTGAAACAATTGATGGTGATAGTCCTATAGGTTTAATGACTTGTTCTTATTTAGTTAGATACCAAACAACTACGACGGACCTAGCAAGTTAATACGTCTAAATAGCAATAAGGAATTAATATGTTTGCATAGGTTCACGTTTTGGTAATGGCTAAAAGTTTCAGATTAAGGCAACTGCTTTATAAAATCGAATCGAGTTACGCAACTGATTCAACGCCCACGGTTAGCGCAAACTATTTAGAGGTATTAGATCTTAATATCGAACCGATTGTTAGCGACGAGGCAGAACGCCAAATCATCAGCGGATATTTTGGGAACTATCCTGTTGAGTTAGTTAATAAAAGAGCAAACGTTACTTTCAGTTGCTACCTAAGCGGATCTGGAACCGCCGGAACTGCGCCTAAATATGGTGACGCACTTAAGGCCTGTAATATGACGCAGGCAATTGTTAGTTCTACCTCGGTCACATATTCACCTAACTCAAACACAGCCGGGGACAGTGTTACTTTCTACGTTAACTATAATGGTGTTAGACAGATAATAAAAGGAAGTCGCGGAACCTTTAATATTGAGATGAACGCTGGTGAATTGCCAGTAATTAACTTTACTTTTACAGGAACTTTTGCAACACCTACAGATAGTGCAATAGACGCGCCAAGTAAAACAAATCAAGCGGTTCCGCTGGCATTTACAGCAGGTAATACAAGTGCATTTCAGATATTTTCATACGCTGGAGCTGTTCAAAGTTGGTCGTTCGATATGGCAAATGAAGTTGTATTTAGATCGTTAGTCGGATCAACTGACACCGTAATTATCACAGATAGAAAACCAACAGGAACAGCAGTGATTGAGGCGGTACCGATGAGCGCCAAAAACTTTATCGATAGTGCTAGTAATTCCGCGCAAGGCAATAACACCCTTTTACATGGAACAACAGCGGGGAACAAAGTTCAGTTGAGTTGCCCCCAGACAGACTTAGGCACAATAACTTATGAAGAAAGTGACATGGTTTGGATGCTTAACGCGCCTTATCGTGCGATTCCTACAGAGGCAGGTAATAACGAGGTCGAGATCAAGTTCCTCTAGTATTGCGTTAGCATAATGAAGGGTCTACCCTACGCATAGATATTAAATACTAATGGCTCTAGTCTTAGACCAAGACGATACATATTCTTGGCCCTGTTCGATTGAATTACCTATTGATGACGGTAAATATCAAAAACATTCTTTTAAGTGCGTTTTTAAAAGGCTTAAACAATCACGTATTAAAGAATTATTAGATCTAGTTGCTAAAGGTGATGTTTCTGACCAAGAAGTTTGTAATGAAGTTTTAGCGGGTTGGAGTGGCATAGAAGATAAAGACGGCAACGAAGTTAGATTTAATAAAACAACATTTAAGCAGTTAATTGAAGTGCCTTTAATTGCAACGGAAATAGGAACCGCATATTTTAAAAGTATTACGGGAGCGAAAACAAAAAACTAACCGACGCCGCTGAATACTTATTAGGAAAAGGGCGGGTAATTGATCAAAGACAAGAAGACGCGGCGATTCTTGGTCTTCCTATCCCTGACCCGGAACCTGAAAAAGACTTTGTTGTATATAAAGAAAATTGGTCAGCAGTAGAATTATTTTGTAGATGTCAGACGCAATGGAGAACCTCAATCAATGGCGTTACAGGCTTCGACTATTCAGGCGTAATTCCCCTTGTTAATATGTATGCATATAGCAAGGAAACTTTCGAGGGTCTTCAAATTATGGAAGTTGCAGCTATTAATTACTTAAATAAAGAGAGGAAATAGATGGCACAAAGGGCAAAATTTGACATGTTGATTGCTGCCAAAACGACAGGGCAGGGAGCAATAAAACGCATGGGTAACTCTATGCAGGGGTTACAAGGCAGGATAAAAAATTTAAAAAATACATTATTTACGCTGAATAATGCTTTCAAAGCAATGGCTGTATTCCTTGCAGCTAGTACAGCTTCTCGTTTTGTTACGGGTGCAATAGATCAAGCTGATGCGTTTGGGAAGTTAAGTAGGCAAACAGGCATAGCTGCTAACAGTTTGCAAGCGTACGTTAACGCCGGGAAATTAGCAGGGGTAGAACAATCAACGATTGAAAAAGGTTTAAGGCGTCTCGCTCAGTCAATGCGAGAAGCTGACCAGGGCGTTTCTACTTATGCAGATGCTTATAAGGCTTTAGGTGTCAGCGTTAGGGATTCAGACGGTAATTTGAAAGAGTCTGAAGTTGTTTTATCTGAACTAGCTGATCGATTCAAAGAGATGCCAAACGGGGCAACAAAGGCAGCGTTAGCTATGGAGATATTTGGCAGATCAGGAGCACAATTAATACCAATGTTGAATGAAGGGGGTGAGGCTTTAGAAAAATGGAATTATGAAACAAGCGAAGGTTTTGCACAGAATGCAGAATTTTTTAATGATCAAATTACAATGTTAGGTTTTGGTTTTGATGGTTTTAGAAAACAATTAACTGATGCATTATTGCCAACATTGAATGAACTTATAGGAGTGTTTCAGAAAGTATTTGCCAGTGAAAATGATTGGACTGGTTTGTTTAAAGTAATCGAAGTTGGTATTAGATCAGTTGCGTTTTCCATCATGGGCGCAATTGCATTAGCTAAAGAATTAATCGAATTTGCAAAGGCTACAAAGGATGTTATTGGCAAGTGGTTACAAGGTGATTTTACTGGAATAGATGAGGTTAAAACTGATTGGCGGGTGGGATTTGCAGAACGGTTTAAAGAAAATAAAGAGTTATTTGATTCGATTATTGGAGGAACGAAAAACGCGCCAGAAACATATTTTCAAGATGGTGATCAAGCGGCTCAAAGTTTAAAAATGACAGTCATAGGAATTAGGAAAGAAATGGAAAAAAGTTTTGGTGAAAATATGAACGCTAAATTAGTTGCTTTTTCTAAGACGTTAAACGATATGGGTTCAATGGTTGGTAATACTATTGTAAAAGCGTTTAAGGGAATGGAAAATGCGTTAGTTTCTTTTGTCAGAACTGGGAAAATGGACTTTAAATCGTTAGTTGATTCAATCCTTTCTGACTTAACAAGATTAACTATTAGACAAAGTATTACTAAACCTTTATTCAATGCTTTAAATACTGCCTTAAGTGGTGGTCTTGGTAGTGGGCAGGGTTTTGGTGCCCTTCCTTCTATCCCTAATCAAATAACTCAAAGGGGGTTCAACTATGACGAATATTCGTCTGGTGGTTATGTAAGCAGGCCTACTCTCGGATTGATTGGGGAGGGCGGCGAATCTGAACTAATAATTCCACAATCAAAACTTGCTTCTGCTATGGCTCGGTATCAAGCCGGAGCGCGTGGAGGTGCGATTGTTCCCGGTGGTAATAATGCAAACGGTGGGGGCGGCTCAGGATATGCGGCAGGTGGGAATGTAACTGTCAACTACAATGGGGATCTTTTACGATTTAACGAGGAAGATTATGTGAGAAGAGACGACATCGGAGGAATCATTAATGCGGCGGCAAGGCAAGGTGAGGCAAGAACAATTAAAACCCTTAAAAATTCACGTAGTCAAAGAGCAATGGTTGGATTATGAGTCTTACAGCACTAACAACATTTATAGAAGTAAGAGACAGAAACGGTAATGCCTTAACAAATATGAGGTATCAAAATGGTAAGCGTGAGGCTTTTATTTCTTTATCAACAAATGAAACAACTGCACAAGAAACTGATTTTAGACGTAGGGAAAATCAATCAACTAATGACTATAGAAAACAGTATGGTAATTGGATAAATTTTGAAGGTGGGTACTATTATTATTTGCCTTTCATTTTCAGTGGAGCTAGTAGAACTAGAACAGGAGACAATTTATCAAGTAGTTTAATTCTTGCTAATAATATGTTGGCAATGAATCATGCAAAGCAAGCCGTAGAACGTCAGTGGTTTATTCGTGTTGCAGTTTGTGTAGTTGATCCTTCTAACTTTACATATAAGAGGACATTAACGGATGAAAGTTGGTTAGCTGCCTCTATGGGATATGATCCCGAAAGTATTAGTATTGAATTATCTAGCGCAATTGATAGCGTCGGAAGTAACGCCCCAAATAGGACAATCACCACTCAGATGGTCGGTGCTTTGCCATCTAGTAGCAATATTCAAAATCTGTGAATCCTTTTCTGTTAATTGGAATGCCTTTTAGATTAGGCGCTGATCCGATCAAACACGGGAAAACAGATTGTTTAGGTCTTACAAAAACTGTTTTAGCTTATTATGGAATAGATAGCCCTGAGCCGACTAGGGAATGGTACAGGCGACTAAGAAAGAAAGATTATTCAATATTCAAAGAACAACTAGAACTTTGGGGAACGAGAACAAAGCAAACTAAGATAGGCGTAGTTGGTCTTGCTATGTCTAAGCATGGTTATGACTGCTTGATAGTATTTTTCGAACAAGGATGGTTAACTTGCAACGAAACAGAAGTGAGATGGACACCCCTAGACTTCCTACAGGTCAAAGAACTTTATTGCCCGTTGAATTAGAACTGATACAAGCGTTAAATTTAAGTGAAAAGGAATATTGGCATTTTGTAGATTTAACGGAAAGTCAAAACGGCAAAAGAGCCAAGGGCTATGAATTAATTCCAGATATACAGAATCAGAATGTATTAGTAAATTTTGCGGTTTCACTTGTTCTTGGTTATATACAACAAAAATTGGCGCCTAAACCAAGAGCGCCTAAAAAACCTCCAGCCTTAGAGACATCGGACATATCAAATGAAAAAAGATATTCTCCTATATCAGGATTTAATTCTGTTCAAAATTTGGCCTCAATAGGTGAAACAATACCCCTTGTTTTTTCTAATACAGATATAAATTCAGAGGGTGGAATAAGGGTTAGTACTAAACTTCTTTGGTCCCAAATGAGAAGCCTGGGAGCGAGCCAACAACTAAGAGCAATATTTTTACTTGCCTCTGCTGAGTTAGGGGCATTACCAGATTTTGAGGGCTTTGCTATTGGTGATTCAACTTTAAAAAATTATGTGAATGAGAAAATTGCACTATATGTCATGACAAATGGTGGAAGAGCTAGAGAATACGGGATTGAAAAATATAGCGAAGGAACTCTTTCAAACTGGCCAAGCAACGATGCTTTTTCTGTTTATTGGGATATTAATAGCACTTATAAAAATGATGTCTTTAGTGGGACGAGAACGCCTCAAACAAATACACAATTTGGCGGTTTTGCTCCGATGCCTAACGGAATGATGTTTAGGGTTCCGTATGAATTAGTTATGAAAAGTAAGGATATTAAAAATAGTTTAAAAATTGATATTGATAAAAAAAGATTAAAAATACAAACTTCTTTTCATCGTTTAGTTGGTGTTACATATGCAAGTAATGGAGGGAATAAAGGATCAGTATTGCATTACGCGATCTTCGGAAATGATGTCACACATGGATGGGGAAATACGTTTGAACCCTGGGGCTTGGAGGATGTAAGAAATTCTATTGATTCCGGCCGAGAAAATATCGATAATAATATAAACGTAGGCGATATTTATTTAGTAGGCTCTGCTATAGCTGTATGCACTAGGAAAACATATTTCAATGGAAATCAAGAGGGAGTATGGAGAGTTGGTTCAAAATGTCAGGCAGATCTTGAAATTATTGAAAGTGGTGATATTTATTGGAACTCACAAGTAGGGACAGAAACGAAAAGACCTTATGAAAATTTAACTTTACAAAGATGTGCGGTTGCATCAGTCGCGAATAACACAAGTTGTCAAGTTACAGAAATAGGAATTAAATCAATAGTTTGGAAACAAATAACAGGTTTTCCCAATGTTAATTCTCATCCAGGAAGTATTGATTACGAAGCAGAGGTGGGAACAGTTTATGATTATGAACAAGAAAATGGAAGTATTCAATTAGGTTCAATAAATAAATATATTCATCGTTTAAGTTTCTTCAGATTATTCGGAAGAGTGGCAGGCGAATCAAATTCTTGGCAGCCTATCGACGGTGGGGTGCCTTTTGTAATTAAAAATAATAACCCTTTACCTTTATATAATTTTATTAGAATCAACCATCAAAATTTATATCCTAAACAGCTAGAATTTCGTCTTGTTCCTTATCCTGGTAACTTAGCTAAACAAAGATTTGAGAATAGCTATGTACGTTTAATACATACTTATACAGCTAACAATTCATCTATTCCTGTTTTAGATACGATCATAAATCAAAGCATTAATGGCAGGTTAATTAGTATCGTTTACCCAGGAAGATTAGTACAATTAAATGCTAATTACATGTCTAACCCTGAATATTATTTAGGGGACTCAGGCGGGGTTACAACTACAGGCGGTACAGTTACTTCTATGCACAATGACAGGTCGACACCTTGGATACCAGACAGTAATCAATTCAACTTAATTAGTACATATTTTGATGACGATTCTAGTAATAATATTGATTATGTAGAAATAATGTATGACCCTGATGGGGATTTTTTAGGTCTTATTAGATACTATCGAAATGATAATTTAGTCTTTCAAAAAACAGGTTTAGCTTCACCACCTTCACAAACTGAGTTTGCAGATAGTACAGACTGGGCTTTTCAAGCTAGTGATGGTTATTGGTATGGTCCAGGCTCTCATCAAAGCGGAAATAGATATGCAATTAAAACCTATACTAAGCAAGAGAATGCGAGCCTTGTCTATCAGCAGTCAACAGAAACATCAGCTCAGAATCTTTTCGTTTCTCCAGGCGCTTCAGGCTTAACTTTAGATGTTAAAGTTTATAATAATGCCCCATATTATACCGCTACTTTTCAAATTAAAAACGGGGGTCAAGGCTATTCAGTAGGGAACGGAATAACAATACTTGCACCTTCTCCAGTTAATTCAAATAGAAGATTCTATCTAAGCGTTACGAGCGTAATTAATAGAAGTTCAAGTTTGGTTAATGACGGAGCATGGCCGGATAAAATTGGTAACACAATAGGTAGAAATTTAAACCCTTATGATGGGATAGCTGATTTTGTTTTATATGATGGTGAAAGGTCAAGTCATTTAGATAGTCCTGAACATCAAGTTTGTTATGTAAATGAACAGTTAATCACATCAGGTATGCAATATGACAAATTAGCAGTAGCAGGTTTAAGACTTAACAGTTCGAAAGAGTGGTCAAGTTTTAGTTCTTTTAGCGCCTTTATAAAGAAGGGAATTAAGGTAGAAAGATTAATAGATAATAACGGTAATACTGCTTCTAATTATAGAGATTCTTCTAATATTCTTCCTGAAATTGTTTATAGTTTATTGACCGATTCGACGATTGGATGCGGCAACCTGATAGGAGTGGAGGCTTGCGATAAACAGGCAATGATAACGGCTGCTAAATTTTGTTTTGCAAATGGTTTTTATTGGGATGGAGTCATTACAGATCCTCAAAATCTAAGAGAATTTATTTTTCAAGAAGCATCTAAATGTTTTTTAAACTTCGTTATTAAGGGTGGAAAATTTTCATTAGAACCAAGTCTTCCATATAACCTTAGTAATTATCAAATTATTAGGAGTGCTACTTTTTCTTCGCCTCAAAATACAAATTTAAAAATAAAAGCACTCTTTACAGATGGTAATATTAGAAATCTAAAATGTTCATTCCTGTCAACAGAGGAACGTAAACTTTTCCGCGCTAATGTTATATATCGAGTGAATAAAACTAACGGATTTGGCAACAATAAATTATATTCCTTACGACTAAATAGCAATCAATCCAATAGTTCTTGGCAGAGAGGTTCAAGTGAAGATGGAGTCGAAACCTTTGATTTTTCGAATCATCTAACTTCTTTAAGTCATGTACAGAAATTTGCTAAGTACTCTTTAAGAACAAGGCAATTAGTTGATCATGGTATTACTTTTGAATGTGCGCCCCAATCAGTAATAGGTTTATCCCCCGGTGACTATTTCCGTCTTTATTCTACGGTTACCCATACTTCGCGTTTTTCAAATGGAGTAGTGACACCTGATGGAACAATTCAAAGTCAAACTTCTATAAGTAACGGCGATAGTATTTATTATTGGAACCCAAATGATGAATCTAGAAATGGACAGGTGCAATCAGGTACTATCTCACTATCTGGGGGAAAGGCAACGGGTCCCGCTGGAATAAGAGGGAGCGTTTTTACAAAAGCTCAAAGTAACGCATCTGATCGCATTTATAAAATCGAGTCTTTAAGTTATGGGGAAGATGGCTTAATAGAAATCGCAGGGTCTTTTGTTCCTCTTACCAGCTCCGGCAAGTTAGCTGTTTTAGACTGGACTGAAAGCGATTTTATTTAAATGGCACAAATAAATTTCCCCTCTGGTATCACGCCAACTAGTAGAAGTTATTCACCTGGCGAATTCCCACAGACGATATTTGAATCACAGAACGGGGCTAAAACAATTTTGAAATATGGTTCAAAACGTGTGAACGCTTCCCTTTCCTTATCGTTTAAGAACATCACGGACAATCAAGCCGCTCAGATTCTAGGAAATTATGAAAATATAAACAGTGATTGGGATTATCTGAATTTTAATGGAACTGACGTATTAAATGGAATCGAACCAAGTACAAGCACACTTTCAAATTATGTCCGAGAAAGTAACTCTGGTTTACGGTGGAGATATGCAAAAGCACCTGAGGTAAGCAGTGGTACATATAAGGGTGTGAGTAATGTTTCGTGTTCTTTTATTGCCTGCATGGATGGGACTTAATTTTAAATTACTTTTTCTGCTTAGGCCTAATAGCATTACAATAGGTTTAATGAATTTGTGAAACCCTTTGGCTTACTCATCAGGAAAAGACGGGGAGTTATTTATCGATAACAATCCTGCGTCAGCTCGCGTTAAGTCATGGAGCCTTTCGGCTTCGCAAGAAACTATCGACACAACATTTCTTGGGGACACTGACCGAACATTTAAAGAAGGCGTAAGATCCCTTACGGGCCAGTGTGAAATTGCCTACTATTCTGACGGTAATGGCGAATCAGATGCTAAGACTCTAATTAATAAAATCTTTAAACCAAGAACGTCATCGACTGAAGGTGGTGTAGCTGCTGAACAAGGAGAAACCACCTTAAAATTAGGGTTTAAAAACTACGTGGGAACGCTCCAATATTGGACGCTAAAAGTCTTATTTACGTCTATGTCAGTTACCTGTTCACAAGGGGAGATATTCACTGCGTCAGGATCCTTCACTGTTAATGGTGCTCCAACCGAGGTTTCTGTTTAATGCCTGTAATTACTGGGCAGACTGGTTATATAGAATTAAGAAGGACGTCCGGGCATTTCTTCCGGGCGTCTTTAACTAGCAATGCTGTTAATACGACAAGAAAAAGATTTGGCGTAGCGGGGATGAGTGGGACCGTTCTTACTGGGGACAAAATTACAATTAAAAGCGCTGATGGTGTAACGGCTTTAGGTCTTGTTTCAGGAAATAGTGGTACTGAATGGACAGGTTTTGCGGCTGTCGATGATATAGGTGGTTGTCGTTTGTATATTAATTTTCAGCAAGCTCTTACTGGCGGTATTGCTAATGCTTTGACTTTGACATCTCCGCCAACAACAAAAGATATTATTATTGAAACTAACGACAGTATTTTTCGACCATTAGCAAGAATTAGAGATTTCAGTTTTACGACCTCTAGGGAGACAATTCAAGTTGACCAATTAGGGGACGATTTTCAGCAAATGTATAAATCCGGGAGAATACAGGGGCAAGGTGAGATAAGCGCAGACTTTGAACATCGATATGTTGCAACGGATCCTGGTTTTACTTATAACCAAGAGTTTTCTGTTTATTTAGCTCGCCTTTTAATGCGCTTAAATCAGGGATCCGAGTTTCTAGGTAAATTTTTTATTTATAGAGAAAGTGGCGGGTCAGGAAATAATTGCTGGTATGAAGCCGACGCGATTATTACGAATTGCGGTATCAATGTTAGTCCTTCTCAAATAGTTTCGACAAATATTAATTTCGTAACGACTGGTGAATTCAAGATGAATGTGGGGGCTTCTCCTGGATTCCTATTGAAAGAGGATACGGATTATCTACTACAGGAATCAGGTGACAAGATCTTCTTAGAAGACGATGGAGGATAATATTTCTAAGTATGCTTAGGGAAGTTAATATATAAAAGAAAGTGTTTCGAGGATTAAGTGGCTGATTTACAAATAACGCAATTACCATCTGAAACAGGTACCGTTGCTAGTACAGATGTCCTAGCAATCGTCAATATTACGGCGGCTGAAACTCGAAAAATAACAACTACTAATTTATCTACTGCAATTTTCCAGTTTCTAGGCGCAGGTGGCCTAGCCGCTTCAAAAGTTGCAGCGGGGTATCCCGGTGGTTCATTAACAGATGCATCTGTAACGAATGCAAAACTAGTTAACGCGAGTACAAATTTTGGTGGCGTTGATGTTTCACTTGGCTCGGCGGATCTGACGCCTGCCTTTGATTTGCAGGATGCTACTAATTATCCTGCCTCGGCTTTAACAGGAACCATTACGAATGCCCAATTAGCCGGAAGCATTGCGAATAGTAAGCTTGCTTCTTCGTCTGTTTCATTTGGCGGAATTTCTGTTTCGCTTGGCGCGAGTGATGCGACGCCTGCCTTTGATTTAACTGATGCGACAAATTATAAAACAAGTAGCTTAATCGGGACTATTACAAATGCTCAGTTAGCCGGCTCAATAGACGTTTCTAAACTTTCTGCAAATACTAATTTTTCTTTAGGTGGTGTCAGTATATCTTTAGGCCAAACCATTGCGACACCTGCTTTTGATCTCCAAAGTTCTACAGGTTATCTTACCTCTAATCTATCGGGCACTATTAGCAATGCTCAATTAGGTGGTTCGATTTCTAATAGTAAGCTTGCGAACAATACTGTATCTTTTGGTGGGGTCGGTCTTAGTCTTGGTTCCGCCGATGCGACTCCGGCTTTCGATCTTCAAGATGCAACAGGCTATAAAACTACGAATTTAGTAGGCACTATCACCAGTGCTCAATTAGACGGAAGTATAACTAATTCGAAATTACAAAATTCATCAATTTCTTTAGGTGGTGTAAGCCTGTCTTTAGGTCAAACATATGCCACCCCAGCTTTAAACCTGAGTCAAGCGACAGCATACCCTACTAGTTCATTAGTTGGGACCATTACTAACGCTCAGCTTGCAGGAAGTATTGCAGGTACAAAATTAGCTGGAGGGATAACAAACGCTCAACTTGCGGGATCAATAGCAAATTCAAAATTAATAAATTCATCTCTATCTTTAGGCGGCGTTCAAATTGACCTTGGAGCCGCAGATGCGACGCCTGCCTTTGATTTACAGGATAGTACAGGGTATAAGACGACCAATTTGGTAGGAACCATAACTAACGCTCAACTTGCGGGAAGTATTGATGCATCAAAGTTAGTAGCAGATAGTTTAACTTCTACTCAGCTAGGGGCTAATTGTGTTGGTGCATCAGAATTAGCAAATCTTTCTGTAGCAACTGCCTCTGTACAAAGTGGAGCTATAACAAATGACAAGATTGAAACAAGTAGTAGCAGCACAACCGGGATCGATGGCGGGACGAAAATACGGGCCAGCAGCATACCTGTAAGCAAGCTAGATGCTTCTACGGTTGGGAATGGCTTAGCTATTAATAGCAATGTACTTTCAATTGATAACAGTATTACGGGAGCTACAAGCCTTGGTCTGACATTCTCGAACCAAGGCGTCTGCACTGGTATAGCTGCGATACAAGCCAGTGATCTCTCTGGTGTTTTGGCTACTTCTAGCGCTGTTGGTGTTGTCAAGGTACCGACCTCTGGAGGCTTAACAGTTAGTGGCTCCGGCGACCTTTCGCTCGCCTCGACTGTAAGCTCACATACCACTCGCGGGATTGCTGTTAATGCCTATGGTCAAGTCACTTCTGTTAGCGCAACGGTCCCTAGCGCTTCCCTGCCTGTCGCTAGCACTACAGAGGTAGGCGGAATTAAGGTTCCAAGCACATCTAGCCCTCTGACCGTGGATGGGAATGGAATTCTAACGATTGGCGTTAGTGGAGTTACAGCCGGAACAGGTTACACTAAATTTAATGTGACCGACAAGGGAATTATTAGCAGCGCTGGGGCCTTGGCTGCCAGCGACATACCGAATATTAGCGCTGCATTGTTAACGAGTGGGACGGTTGATATAGCTCGAATCGGTTCGGGGACAATAGATAAGACTAAATTTAGTAATGAGTCAACAACAGTTTTTGGATCAGTAACTCAATCAGGTTTTCCCTCAGGATCCTTCTCTGGACAGCTATTTTTTGACTCTGTAGAGGAAGATTTATTCTTATATGACGGAGCGGCGTGGCAACCCGTGACGACACTCACTAAAGGCTCGCTGAAACTGGGAGGGGTCTATTCTTGTGCAACATCGGCAATGACCGCCGTCACTTCACACGGTTCCTCAGTCGGTCTTACCATTGGGCAAAATCTACCTAGTCCCACCTCTACAACAGACGCGACATATGTAATAGTTGGGACCGGGGGAACGCCTAGCGGTATCCCAAACGGGCCAACTGGTGAACTAATCCCACCTGACTATATCCTTTCTGTGACCTCAAGTACGGGGTCGGTATGGACCGAAATCGATTTGAGCACAACGGTTTCAAGTCCTACAGCTGCGAATGTCAGTGTCCTAAGCGGCTATGGTGGTAGCTCTACAAATGTTCAGAATGCTTTTGCTGAAATATATTCAGATTTCTTAAAAGTTGGCGGTGGAAATGTAACGGGAGAATTAAAAATTGAATCATCAGGTTCATTCGCTTTTGAGGGAACAGCTAACGATTACGAGACTCGTTTAACTTGTGTTGACCCTGGTACAGCTGATCGTTTGATTACTTTTCCTGATGCCTCAGGGACTGTCTTGCTTAGTGGTATTTCCAATCAAGTAACATCGGCAATGATCACTGATGCAACGATTGTTAATGGTGATATAAGTGCAACGGCTGGTATCCAATTATCAAAACTAGCGGCGGTTTCAGCAGGTCAAATTTTAGTAGGAGCAAGTGGCACAGGAACGATAACAGCTGTAACACCTACAGGAGACATAGCTATTTCATCAGCGGGCGCGCTTTCTTATGTGGCAGGTTCGATTACGAATGCAGACATCAACGCCAGCGCTGGAATCTCGGCCTCGAAAATCGACGCGGCAAGTACGTCACAATCAGGTTGTGTTCAGTTATCTTCGGCTGTTAATTCCACATCAACTACTCTTGCTAGTACTCCAAGTGCGACTAAGAGCGCTTATGACTTAGCTAATACGGCTAATACAGGCTTATCAAGCAAATTAAATTTAACAGGGGGGACATTATCGGGCGACCTCATAATTGATGATGAAAAGAGTCTTAAATTTAGAGAGGAAGACGCTAACGGAGATCATTTCGTAGCCCTAAAAGCAGCGGCATCGCTTGCGGCTGATGTAACGCTAACGCTTCCGAGTAATAGCCCGTCTGCTAATTTTATTCTTAAGGCTGGGAGTAGTACGCCGACAAACCTTGAGTGGGCTGCTGATAGTTCAACGACATCACTCCCATTAGCAGGGGGTACGATGGCCGGTGATATAAATCTAGACAGCAACGATATTACTAATGGCGGAACAATTACAGGTACTTTTGTAGGGAACCTAACGGGGAATTGCTCCGGCACATCTGGTGGTTTTACGGCGGGTGATGCTTCTAATTTAGATTCTGGAACAATTGGGACCGGAAGGTTAGGTAGTGGTACAGCAAGTACTTCGACTTTTTTAAGAGGTGATAACAGTTGGCAGGCAATAGATTTAACTAATTTATCTGCAACTAATTTAACGAGTGGGACGTTGCCCGATGCAAGATTCCCTGCAACCCTTCCGGCTGCGTCAGGGGCTAACTTGACTGACCTAAACGGTACGAATATTGCTACAGGAACTATCGCAGCCGCTAGGATCGCGACCCTAAACCAGGACACAAGTGGTACTGCTGCTCTAGCTACTGAAATAACAATCACAGCCAATAACAGTACTGATGAAACTTGCTATCCCGTATTTGTCGATGGAAGTACCGGTGCTCAAGGTGGCGAAACAGATACTGGTCTGAGTTATAACCCAAGTTCGGGGTTGTTGACTAGCACTGGTTTTGTTGGTTCGTTGACTGGTAACGCTGATACAGCTACAAATGCTAACCATGTTTCAGTCGCTGATAACGAATCTACAGATGAAAATAACCTAATTCCTTTTATTGAAGATGCCTCTGCTACTGGAAATGTAGGGTTAGAAAGTGATGGAGATTTTCATTACAATCCAAGTACAGGAAAAGTAACGGCTACAGCTTTTGTTGGGGATGGATCTGGATTAACCAACCTTCCCGGTGGCGGTGGTTTCAGCACAATTGTTCGTATTACTGCTTCTAATGCGAGTTGGTCAATCCCCTCTGGTGTTAGCACACTGAAAGTCACAGTCGTAGGAGGCGGCGGCGGTGGCGGATTTGGAGGTACTGAACAACAAGGAGGAGGAGGCGGCGGCGGTGCTGGCGGTGAAGCAATCAGCTTTTACGATGTCTCAGCCGGTGGTACGGCCGCTATCACAATTGCTGCGGGTGGTACTGCTGGCGCAACACAATATACAAGCGGTGGTGCGGGTGGTGCATCGTCTTTTGTTTATAGTGGCACAACGACTAGTGCTTCAGGCGGGTCAGGAGGCTACAGAGGAGACTACGCACAGTGGAGTAGTGCTGATGGTCATGGAGGAGACGGGGGCATTGGCACAGCAGGTACGATCTTGATAAGAGGTGGTTGTGGTGGAAACGCTAAATATGTTCATAGTTCCTCTTTTCCCCAGACCCATTCTTTTGGCGGTTATGGCGGACAGAATAGATGGGGAGGAAATAGGATGTCTAGCTCTAATGGTCAAACCCCTGGTACGCCTCAAGCTAATTCAGGTGCAGGGGGTGGCGGTGGAACTCATCAGTATGGTGGGGTCGCCGGTGCCAGTGGTGCCGTTATTATTGAGTATTAGAATTAAAACACTAATTAACTAATTTAAAAATGAGAGCTTTAATTGTTGAAAACGAAAAGATCACTAATATCATTGATGTCGAAAAACTAAGTGATTGGACGGGAGCCGTTGCAGATGATGGCGGTCAAATTGGATGGGATTATAAAGATGGAAGTTCAAGTAATCCAAATCCAGAACCAACCATTGATAAGGCTGCAGAGGCAAGATTTAAAAGAGATTTATTGCTGCAAGAATGCGACTGGACACAGGTAGCAGATAAAGCAGGTTTAAGTGATTCCAAATTAAATGAATGGGTTACTTATCGCCAATCTTTAAGAGATGTACCAGCTCAATCTGGTTTTCCAGATTCAATCACATGGCCTAGTAAGCCTTCTTGAAGATATATCTGTTATTTATGACTTAGGTACAAATGTTGCGTTAGATCCTGTTTTTAGCCATTTAACTTCGCCATCTTCAACAGCGATTTCTGGGTACTGAATTGAGTACCAACGCCATTCACAACTGATGCAACATCTTCGTCTTATGGTTATGCCATCTTTGGCACGTTTAGTGAGTACAACTCTAGTCCTAGCGTTTCCACATTTTGGGCAGTCTGCCTGAATTTTATTAATCATTTATTTTGCACAATATGTGCTGTGCGTGTTCCGATGTTCTCCCGTTTGGCCATTTCACATTGTAGTAAAAACAGACCCGACCTCTTGAATTAAACTTTTCCTCGATTCCTATTATCACTCCGACGGTTTTAATGGTTTTCAATAAAACACCTGTATTTTTCTTTCTGTTTACCTGATCATTAATTTTATATTTTGGTGTTGCGACGCTGGGGGTTGATGCCATATTTTTGCGTAAGAAGAAAATGTATTTGATGCTTTGACATATTAAGGGTCTACCTTATACTTATAAACAGTTGAAACAATTTGATGCTTGACCGTAGCGAACTCGCCAAAGAAAAGAAAGCACTATTAGAAGAGGTGAGAACGATAGAAACGAATGCTAATGCTCAAATAGAAGCAATTCAAAGAGAAGCCCAAGAAGAAATAAAGCCTCAAAAAGAAAAAATAGAGGCAATTCATTCAGAAGCTCAAGAAGAATTAAAGCCTAAAACAAAAAGAGTTATTGAAATTAATAATTTATTATTAAAGTCGATAGACGAAGAAGCCGGAATATCAAATGATTAGGATTTTAACTCTAGCTAATACCTGTATTCTTATATTGATCGTAGGGGGCGCTACGTTCGCTTATTTTCAACGTGGGAAAATAACGGAATCAGTAATTACTGAAGTAAAGAAGCAATTACCTTCTCTTATTAAGGGAGCTGTGCCAAAAATAAGCGTCCCATCCTCAACAGGTAATGTTTTGCCCTTCAATAGATGATTCAATTCAAGTCATTTAATGGTCTTAGTACGTTGGTGATGGCTGTTGGATTGATAGCGACAAATTTTATGAGCTTAAATATTTTGTCTCGTAAAGATGGAGGAATCCCAGATATAGCAAAGCTTAGTAGTACTCCCTATTCGTCTCTTCAAATACGAAGTAATAAGGCTGCTGATGGAGCGGAGGAGTGGTCTTTCAATTCTCGTCAGCATGATCCAAAGACTATGTTGACTTATACCGATTCAGAAATTCCTACTTTTAAAGGCAAGGTTAAGAAGCAATTTACTCATAAGGAATCAGTAGCTCAATTTGCAATTTATCCTCAGGGGGAGGGAGGGAAATTAACCCAAAAGCAGATTGAATGTATCGAAAAAAAAGCGCAAGCGAGATCTGCAGGCAGGATGATCGCTGATGCTGGATCAGTTCAGGTTAGTCCGGCTATATTGAGCGTACCTATAGTAGGCCCCGTTCTTGCTTCTATCTTCTTTGATCAAGCTAGGAAACAGGTAGGTGACATATCAAGTTCTATTGCCGAGGATTGGAACGACTGTTAAGGATAAATACCAGTCATCCACCATGCATACCGTCAAATGTTGCATGATAGTCACTGTTACTTACGAAAGATAAATATTCATAAAAATCTGATTTATCGCACTCGTTCAAATTTATTTGTTCATACATCTTATCGATGTTGGACCATGTGGGAAAAATAGGATGCCTACATGTATATTCAGGTGCGTTAAATTTCATATAGAAGATTTTTGTTTTAGATAAGTGGCAGAAATACCAGATGTAAAAATTAGGGAAGTACCAATTTGGTCAATAGATCTAACTATAAGCAATCCAACTATTCCATCACTAAATAATCAAATACGCTTTAATGGCTTTCCTTCGATCCGTATGCCTGGATGTGTAAGGACAAGAGTTGTAAGAAATAAATCTTTAATAGAGAAAGATCCTAAAGGGAATGTTTTAATTTGTGACGGGCCTATTTTTGAAATGCCTACATTTAATGTTGATAATATTTTAAGCTCACAAAATGAACAGGAGCCAGAGGAAACAGTATCAGAAGAACAAATATTAACTCCACCAATTAAGGATATTGCAGATGTGGTAAATACAAGGGGAAAAAAGAAGAATAAACAGGGAAAGAAAGAGGGTGAAAATAAAGAAGATTTTTCAGGTAATGATTTTAATACTGATGTAACTGAAATTGATTTAAATCAACAAGCAAAATTAGAATTACCGTGTCCTTTGCCCGGATCAATTCCCCCCGGCGCACCATCTAAACTTTCAAACAAAATTGTCTTAAGGTATGAAAAGAACGGTGAAATATGCGAAACAATTTATCAAGATAGAGCTTTATTTGATGTCATTAATTCATACGTTCCGCCTCCTACAACTTTGGTTTCAACTGCGTTAATTGCTACTACTTCAGTCGTAATGGTCACGGCTTTTGGGCAACCGTTAGCGAAGTTTTTACAAGGCAAAATCAAAGGACAAGTGAAGTCATTTAGTCGAAAAATCACGAAAAAGATATTAACTATGCGTGGCAAAAAACCTAAGATCCTTTCGTTGTCTGAACGTCGGAAGGCTCAACGTGATCGATAGAGTGCTTGTGTTGAATTAATACCCCGCTAGGTGTAGTAAGTAAAACGTCTGAACATACAACAAAGCTAGGGCTATCCTCTGCAAATACATAGCCGAGTTTTTTCTGTGTGGCGCAATGCTTAAGCCGTGAGAGCGAATAATCTAATTTTTTTGTTTTCACGGCCATATCTAAAAATTCAACTCTTTTTTTCATTGCCTGTTTACATCGTTTAACAGCCTCCCTATCCAATGGCATTGCGATAGTCGCAGTAAGACCGAAATTTCGGGAGAGGTTATGTCGTGGCTGTCCAGTTCGAACAGGTCGAGTAAAAAGGATAAGGCCAGGGTTTATTAGGTCTCCATTTTCATCTGTCGAATCGTCATATATATTCTCATCCCAATAAGGTTCATAAGGATCTTTCCAACTATTCACATTCGCAATAAATGGATTAATAGTTAAAGTTGTACCGCTGCATCTTATCCCGTCCCCTATCTCCTGATACATGAAAGATCCAGTTTGAACCTGGATACCTTGATTCACTACGGAACCTTGGCTTGAGCTAGAAGGCGATGCTACAACTGTAGAATTAGCATGAACTTGTTTACAATTAAAGGTTAAAAGTAAGAGTATTAAATGGTATTTTTTCATTGTAGAAAAACACTCACACTTTCAACGATGCTTTCAGTTGTCGTCGTCCTGTTTATTGTTGTGACATTGGACAGTGAAGGGGCGAGAAGGCTTTCTGAAAAATTAAAAGATGCACCAGGCGTTTTAAGTTTCCAATCAGGCTTGGTTGAAGCGTCAATACCTGTCCATTGAAAAGTTACACCATCTATTGTCTGTGGATCTAGCAAGGTTGCTTTAGGACTAATCATGTCACCATTAACAGGCTCTATCCCTGAACCACTAACGGTGTATTGATAGCCGCTTGTATAATCTACGGAGACAATGTTCTCTACTATTACAGATTTAACCTCTTGTCGGGAATTTAAAGTCCCTGACGAGAATTGAGGCGTGACAACATTTGCATTCGCCTTGACACCTAATAGCAGAAATAAAACTAGAAACTTATTTAAGTACACTCAATTCTGACACAGTTTGAATAATGACGTCTGAACCTGGCCCACCACCGGCACCAGTTACTAGATGTTCTGAAGTTAGAGTTATTACTCCGGCTGTATGACCGCCAGCTCCCGTCGTGGTCGTAGTCCACGCAGGCAAGGAACCAACCGTCCCATTTGCGACTGACGTATTTGATTGTATTGCGTCACCACCTAAGAAAGATTCTTGAAAACTGAATGCCGACCCATCTTGATGGATCTTATAATTTGCATGTGCTTTTTGAGTAGCGGCGGAGCCATTTGATCCGGGAGTTAATCCCCCAAACACATCACTGTTACCTGTACCGACTTGAATATTAGTACCACTTACTGAATAAGTACTAGCCCCGCGTTGTGATGTTGAGAACGCATTATCAAGACTTGTCTGGCCTGATGTAGTTATACGATGAATAAAATTGGCATTTACAGGAGTAGCCAGGAGGAGGAAGGGGATTAATAGTCGTTTCATTCTTTTGATGCAATGGGGGGTTTAGTAATAATTTCTATTGGTTGCTTTAATACTATTGTTTGTTGACCTCCTGTGTTATTATTCGCGTCACCATTTTTCTTCTTTTTAGATCCCATATTGACCCCAAAACTAGTCAGAATTCCGCCCAGCAAAGATGCTGGAAAAGTTGGATCTATGCCTATCTGCTCTGGGATGTTGAACTGTATTCTTTCACCTATCTTTATATTTTCAGGCAAACGAACATACGATAAAGTTAACATACTAATCGACCAAAAAAGTATGAATAATTTTACCCCTACCGATACAAATTCTAGCCATAGGGGGTCGTCGTCTTCCTCTTGGTTTTGTTGAATTACGGCGGTCTCGTTTGTTTCTTGTTCAGACATAGGCGTGTCCTTGCTGCTCTAACGTAATAAACTATAAATCAATTTATAGTTGCATGACGATTCCTCACGAAGTACAAGAGAACGCCGCAAGGAACCAACATCTAGAGAAACTCTTCCATTTAGATAATCGTTCAGACCCTTCACATCCTCACGCGCATACTTTCACTAATTTGCATCAAGAGTATTTAATCTATGAAAAATGGAATAAGAGGCTTGTTCAATGAGCGAAGTGATAGCGGCTTCAATTGGTGCGATAGTCTCTATTTTCTTGTTTACTCTTTCAATTGTTATCAACAGAAAGGAAAAAGATACAAGAGCCTTATTTAAAAAAGTTTCGATATTAGAGCAAAGAGTATCAACTCTTGAAGGATCAGGGCGAAATAGGAACTGGCGAAGTAAGTAAACAATAAAAAACCCCTCAGAAGCTGATCCGAGAGGTTTAGAAATCCCCAGTCAAATCTGATAAGAAATTAAGCTTGTTAGTAATCGAAGGACAAACTTATTTTATCTAATATGTCCCATTTCTTCATTGATATATCTACTCAATATGACTGCCTTGCTGTAATGAGCGCTATATCCTGTCAAGTCTCTGAGTTGACGGCTAGACATATACATTGCATTTTTACGCCATGCCTCAATTTTATTTGTAGGGGATCTATATACAAAGCCTGAACCTAACCAATCTAAAAAGCGACGCATGAGACTTGATACGCTTGCACATTAAGCCTAGCGGGTTGATTTGGGTTGGGTCAGCGTCTGGAGGGTTCCCCATCCCAGTGAGCAAAGCAGCGGTTGAGCTGGCCCACAATATTAATAGGCAAAAAAAGACCCCTTTCGGGGCTAAGGCTATGAAGCTAGATCTTGAGTTCGCTTAGTCCAATCATACTCACCCCATCTTTTGTCTGTTTCGCTCATTCCCTTGTAAGGAATAACGTTTTTAGGCATATGTTGAAGAATTGCAACCCATTCTTTTAAAACATCGGCTTTAGTTTGATTTTTATAGTCGTAATCTAAAACCCCTTTTTCTTTAAGAATTTTTCCGACTTTTTGATAAGTCTTTGGAAAGTGAGCGGCAACGCTTCTTAGTTCAAATCTAAATTCGTGATTGTGCCAGTAAGTCATTTTTGATCTAATCGGTGGGATCTCTCCCTTACCTTTTAATTATATACTGGGGTCAACCCCTACGCTTACATAGTAACAATTAATTAACAATTAAATGTCGGGGGATGGATCACGCCAATTACGTGCCTTGTCTTTCCCGTTAGAGCGGGTCTTGTATAACTTTCAAGCTGTGATTGAATTGACGATTTCAGGTGTAACAGCTATCAGGCTCCCCGACGTTGGTTAAGGAGTTATTCGACCTTGAAACTGAATTGACCAATCTTCTACATCTGACCAACAGACGGTTTCATCATTTTCAAGAATTAGAAAAACGTTATGTTCATCTAAATTTACGCAAACACCTTTTATGTAAAATTCTGCACCTTCTGGGTTAGTTAACAAAGCACCTTTTAAAATGTTGATGTCGAAAGATTGAACTCTGTCTAATTTCATTGTTATAAAAGCGAAAAATAAAAACCCCCTAGAGAAAGGGGGCGCGGTGGTTAAAAGATAAAGGCGGCTGAAAGAGAAATCGCAAAGGCGTAAAACAAAAACATGGTTGCTTTTTCCTGATTGTTAACTCTCTTATCTAATCCTTTGGCTGTCCTGAGTAATTCAGGCTTAAGCATCTTTGAAAGAACTTTTGTAGAAGAAGTCATTTAAAACTTTTGCAATTGGAGCCTCTCGGCGCAGGTTGCGAACCTGATTTTTCTTCGCACTGGAGCTACCAGTTACGGGTCGGGCTTCACGACCAGTTGCCAGGATGCGGTAGAACTCAGAACCCCTTCGCGTATCAGGTTTGAATAGTAAAGGATTTTCGCCCTTTACCCCTGCCCGTTTTTAGCGGGAGAATACGCGGCTTTTATACCGCAGGAATTACCCGGTTCTACCCGGATCCCCGAGCACGTTCCGGGGATGTCTCCCACCGGTGCCGCCCGATACTCTTTAAGTATATAGCTAGGGTTGACCCTTTACTATCTACTTACTACGCTATCGAAACAATTAGTCACATTGCTAATGATAAGTATTAAGGCTGACTACTTAGCGTGATAGATGCACCTGGCCCCTCGCCAAGTTTGCAATAGCGTTTACTACAAACAGCGTGGATAATTTGACTGTCATTCCTCGCTAATCCTGATTGCTCAATACTGTCAAAAACTGCTCTTAAATTCTTATCAACGTCTGTTTTTGTCGTCTTATATTTAGGAGCACTAGGTAAAAGATTGCCCTTTTTTCCGAAATGACCTTTAGGCCTCATAAACCTGAATTCACAACTAACAGAAAGGGCACAATCTACATTCCAATCATTAGGCTTAGCAAGAATCAATTCTTGCATGACATCTTGGCGCCAAGCTTTCAGTTCTTTTTGATTGCTGTGGATGATTCCAAAAGCAGTTCTTTTTAAACTACCTTGAGCGACAGGAACCCCAAGAACATCAACACTAAGAATTTTCATTTTTCCTCCACTCTTTAATTAACTGCTTTAGCTCTGAAATCCTCCGCTCTGCGGCGGCTATTTTTTCTTTATTTGTCAACGGTAATCCTCCAATAAGGGGTAGGTTCCAACTTCTGAATAGTTTTGTTGTCTTTGATTTCCAACTCTTTATCTTTAGCTATTTCTGCTTTATAACGTTCTTCTCTGTTCCTTAATTCCTCAGAAAATATATATTTTTGCGGTTTAGAAAGCCTGTTAGCTGTTATGCCTTTCCATTTGAAAATTCCTCTAATTCTTCCTTCTCTAAGATGCTGTTCTAATTCATCTTTTAAAGTACATTCAACAGTTTGATAATAAACGATCTTTTTTTTAGTTTCGTTTAGTTCCTCCAGAATCTTCTCAGGAGAATTCAAAAGGTCGCTAGACAAGTGGATCATCGTATTCGTTATATGGAGGTTGAGGTTTAAGTTCTAATTTGAAATTGTATTCAGCTATAAACCTTGCATTCTCTAAAACCTGGGGATCATCGAATGCTTTTAGCCACTCTTGAGTTTTTTTTTCCTCGTCATCTTCTTCCTTCCAATCATCAATTTCTTTCACAGATTCAGATCTAATAAAATGGATAGGCTCCTTGATGATAGGCCTGCTTATGCGTAGCCTTTGAAGTGATAACAGTATTTTCCTCGTAATCGTAAGTACTAACACGGCGGGCCAGATGATCAACGCCGTAAAGCAAAGGCGTAGATAATACCAGAATGCAAATAGTCTTTTGAAGTTCGTACATTTTGTTTGTTCCATTGTTTTTAATAATAGGTTGACCCTTAACATTTAGCAAGCCTAAGCAGGCGTATTAACAAATAGAAAATAAAACTTCGGCTGATCGACCTGATTTTGTAAGCCTTTTTATTTTCTTGTTTGATTTGAACATTGGACCAATTTTGTTCATTTTTATAAGCTCGTTACATCGTCCGCAAATAGTTGCGGTTGGTATTTCGAGGTGTAGAGATAATTCATCTCTTGTCATGCCATTGCTCGACTTAGTTATCGCATTTAATACCAATTCCTGTAATGGGCCGATATGCTCTTGAATCTCGATTGCCGCCTCAATTGAAGTTTCTGTTCTGTTATGTGGCGCAGTTTGATCGAATAAAGAAATTTGGTTCATTTTAAAAATCTAATAATGTACGTTGGTTATCGAAATAAGCTTTTCTAGCTAATTGATATTCCCCCCTAATTCGTTCGACATCTGTGACGGTTTTATATATCACTTGTCTTTGAGTCGAATAAACGATCATTGCCTTGTCTACTAATAATTTAGGATGATTTATATACAGAAGATCCAAATAACCGCCTAGTTGCTTCCTATGAGATCCTGATGGTTTTGACCATTTCCCCTTTTCCTCGTCATATTTTTCCTTGAATGTTTTTAAATCGATCAAAATAGTTTCCTCTGTCTCCTTGTTATAAAAAAGGCCGTCTAATTTCCCTGCAATCCAGTTCTGTCTATCTACTAGCTCATGTTCTAAGGCAATAGGTTTTAATTGCTGCCATAAAGGGTCTTTAATTAAAATTGAAACAAAATCAGAGTAAGCACCTGAATTCCCAGGATGTCCAGTCGACAAGAAGCGCTCCCAACAAGAATGCACAATTGTTCCTCTTTCCATAGCGGCGGTCTTCCCATCCCAGAAAGAAGAACTACCACGGCAGATTTTCGATATTGATAGAGGTATTATCCTTTTGTGGATTTTGCAGTAATAAACGTGATCCTCTTCTCGAAATAGAAGATTCTGATCGGGGGGTAGGCGGTAATTCTCGTCTTTCATTAACTTTAATTCCTTGTTCAGTCTCATTAGTTCTTAATAAATTGACGTGGGGTTTTAGTTTTATTTTTGGTGAATATTTATTCGATATTTCTCTTAAATATGAAGCGGCTGGAGATTCTTGATCAATATCTTGAATGGTAATTTTTCCATCCTTAAGTAACTTCGAAAGTATTTTTCTAGCTTTTTCTGGGGTGCCTACTCTATACAATCCTGATCTATTTAATGTCATATAGAATCCGCAAAAGTAGTACCATATTTTGTATAAGTCTTATCTCTTTCGTAGTTACTTTTTGCCTCGTTAATTTGTTCTTCAGATAAAACGGGGATATATTTTCCGGGCCTAATTCCTTCTACTGGGGGGCAGTAGGTCATGAACACCCCATCGTCTTCTCTATACATCCCAACTTGGCAAGGGCCAGACATTAAGTAGCCCCTTTCTTCCCACATTCTTGGTGATGGTTCTAAAGTCAGTTGGTAAGTCGTTTGTTGTCCGGGTTTTGCGTTTTTAGCAGTCATTGGCCAGACATAATTTCCTGACTTTGAGGGGTCGTAGAGCTTTGAATAATTCATAACGCAGTTACCCCCGGAATTATTTGCTTCGCCTTAGCAGGCCTATGTTGCTCGAGTAAAACGACAAACTTTTCATCTCTAAGCCATCTGTAACAGTCAGGAAGAGGCTCGAACCATTCGTCGTGTTGGAGTTTATCTATTTGACTTTTTACGGCCCTTCTAGCGGCTTCTATAAGGCGAACTGGTGCTTCGATCTTTAAAGCTTCTTTCCATGCTTCAAAAGCTTTCTTTCTTGATTGGTTCGCTTTGCGTGGGGCTGTTTGGTAAGTCTCCCAGAACTGAAGGAACGCAGTAGGTAGTTTTTGAGCTACTTTTTTTTGTTCTTTTAAAAATGCTTGGTGTTCTTTCGGATCGTGGCAAACGAAGTTTTCAGTAATGGGTGTAAGAAAAGTTTCTCTTCCTTTCTCTCTCATACTCTCTCTTTCTAACTCTTCAAAAGAACTTGAATTAGAAGAATATGAATAGCGGCCCGGTGGTCCGCTAATGGTAGCTCTAGTGTCAAGTGCTTCCCAGGCTAAATCATTGATGATTGCTGAGATGCCTTGATCTAGCTTGTGTTTGGGCATCGTCTTGTTAATTCTTTCAATTAACGTTGAGTGAATAACAGCCCGCGACTGGCTTTCTGAGGGCATTGGATGGTTGAATCAATCCGTACTACGGATGCATAATGACTTAATATGGCTTGCTGTCAATACGTAGCAAAATATCAATTTGACGTTTTCTTATTATTTGTTAATATCAAGCCGACCCAAAGCAGTAGGCCCAATGACCTATTCCACAGAGGCCAAGAAAAAAAAGATTCGGCAAATAAGAAAATCTCTAACCCCTTGTCAGTCTGATATTTTTTCAATTGCAGCCGAATTAGAATATGAATGTGAAAGGCTTCGGCTGGAGAATAAAAAACTAAAAGGAATCTATTAATTAATTTATACGCATCATTAGTGAGGTGTTATCCCTATTCAATACTCTTGTCAAAGGGTCAACCCTTGATAGTATAGTCTTGTTACAATAGGTAGGTAACGTGCCAACACGTAAACCAAATATTTACCGACTTAAATTCGGTCAATCGTTTAAGCGCTACAGAGATCAATTTGATTTGAGCCAGCAAAATATTCACGCCCTTTGCAAAGCAGCAAGAATTAACTTATATAATTCACAACTTAGTCATTTGGAACAGGGAAAATTAGAGCTTAAGTCTGAGGGTTATACGATGATTCGTGATTTTAATAAAATAATTGATTCTGGTAAATTTCCACCAACTGTATCGAAAACAGGTGGATTCACAGTAGAACTTAGGGATAAATTTCGAAAAGCCGAACCCTATTTAGATGCTGATGATAAACCAATATTATTTGCATATCAGTTTTTTGCCTTAATTGTTGGAGAAGCAGAAATTAATAAGAAGTATAAATTTGAGGGAATTAAAATTGATAAATCAGTTGCAAATAACGTTAGTGCATTTGATAGAACTGTCTTTCAAGGTTTCGCGATAGAGGAATTGTTAGACAGAAAGGAGGCCTGGAAGACTTTAAGTTCTCACCTTGCAAAAGATTTAAATCAAAAGCAACAAAAAAGAATGAAAGAAGTTATTACTGGTTTTTCAGATTGGACAGTTGATGAATTGAATTTCTTTACCAATAACGGTACTTGTACAACATGTGTTGTTATGGATGCTTTGGCTAGTTGGACCGGCAAGAAAATGCCCCCTCTATACGATGTATGGACAAAAGGAGCCAAAATAACATGGGAAGAAATATCTAGATAGTTAGCCTATGTATAAAATGTACACGTAATACTACTTAAACCCTATCAAGGGTTGACCCGATACGCATTGATAGGTATAACTAATAAAAGATAGTTTTAATAGGCGTGGAACACGATAATAAAAGTCTTTTTCGTCAAGCGGAAACACTTCAAGAAATTACTGCAACTTTCATTGAAAACGCTGTTCATAATATGGGCGTTCTTCGTGAAGGACTTGATGACAACTCTCTAGACGAAGACGAATTAATTGCTCTTGTCCATTGGTACGATGGTTTAAAGAAAGCTGCTAAAAATATAAGGGGAATTGATTAAATGAAAGGCGAATTAACGAAAGCACACGGACAGTTTCTTAAAGATGTTGGCACTATTCATAAGGAAGCAAAGGCACAGTATGGGAAGTTCGCTGATCTAGCTGGAATTCTTTCGGTAGTCAATCCAAAGCTTGTTAAAAACGGTTTATCAGTACATCAAACATTTAGATTTACAGATTCAAATCAACACGTTTTGATTACTCATTTAAATCATATAAGTGGAGAATCTTTAAGCTCTGAAATTTTGATGCCTATTAATCAAGGGCGTAATCCTCTTCATGATTTTGGCGGAGCGGTTTCGTATTGCCGGAGATATTCTTTATTAGCGATTCTTGGATTACAGGCAGGAATAGAAGAAGATGATGGAGATCACGCAGACGATAAGAAAAACGACTTTATTTCGTCTCAAATTGCTATGCCTAAGCAGGCAAAGCAAGAGCCTGCAAAAACTGATGAGATACCTGAAATAATCCCTAATGCTCAAAGAATGGAGCTTTTGACAAGATTAGGAAATCTAGCTAAATCTACAAGTGAAAGAGATATAAAACTATTTCACGATTTGGAACTTTATTGTAGGAAAAACTTCCCTATTCCTCCTAATGAAAAGTTCAGCAGTTTTATACAAGAAAAACGACATCTTTTAATTATTGAGGATTATTTGAGGGCATCAAGAAAATGAAAGAAGACATTTTTAATTCAGATACTTTCGAGAAATTACGGGTTAATCCTTATGCCGGGCTAAGAGAAAGGCCGCCTGGGATAGAACCTCAAGATAACGATTGGAAGAATAGACATCGTATTAGTGCAAAATTGACAGCTATCAACTACAGAGATTTTTATAAATATTGCTTAGAACATGGGTGGAATTTATCGTCGGGCATCAATGCTTTGATCGCCACCCACCCAAAAATCAACAAAATTTTTACAAAAAATGACTAGAGAAAACCAAGAGAAGCTTTCTGGCCTTTGGGTAAACGAAACCAAAAACGGTCAAAAGTATTTTTCAGGGAAAAACGACGGTTTCAAATACACCATTTTTAAGAATGGTTTTAAAGAGCCTGAATCAAAACAGCCTGATTACATCCTCTATAGGGAACCTGTAGAAGAACAGCAAAATGCGCCTAGTCGACCAGCCCAAAATACGAACGAATTACCGTTTTAACAGGGTTTCCACTGTCCCTAGATTACGCCTAGATTACAAGCGAAAAATCCATTCCTTGAGATCCCAATCGGGGCGACAGGATTCGAACCTGCGACCTAGTGCTCCCAAAGCGAACACCTCAACCCCTGCTATAGCTGCTTTTTCAAGCTATAACTAGCATCTATATTTCTATTGACTATCGTTTAATAGTGGGCAATACTTACCCTAGATTACAGCTAGATTACACTTGCCAAAACTTAAGCGTAAATCAGGTGATTGGGCCGAATACTTTCAACGCGGTATTAAAGAGATTGGTCAAGGTTGGTCAGTTGTAGACCATAGAGGAAA